GTAAACATTCTACCCAACTATTAATATTAATTTTGGAAGTTGAATTCCAATATGCCTTATTTAGGCTAGTAACAAATGTATACATTAAACGGATGCGTCCTCCATGCCAGCAACTCTTAACTTAACAATATTAGTTATCTGCCATTGCTTCTGGTCCAGGCCTTTTAAGACTCCTAACCATTTGTTACGCATGAGGGCGAATTCGTTTATAATTTTTTCGTAGTCAACAACATCTGCTTCGCCGTCGACATACTTTTCAACGTCTCTGCTTGATAAAGAACGTTGATAATTTTCTAAATACTTTTTGAAATACGAACTACGCAACCTACGTAGTTCGATATTCAAGTAATTTAAGATGGCTTCAATTTCTTGAAGTTGGTTGAAACGATGTTCAACTAAGCCGGGCATAGCACTAGAAGCACGTTCAACATTACCAGTAAGTTTAACTTCACGCTTTGCTTCTTCTAACTCTGTTTCGAAGTATGCAACTGCATCTGGTATTCTGCTTATGTTTCTAGATACTTCACTATACCACATTATTCTTCCCAATCAAATCCATCTTCATCATCAAATACTTCCTCTTCGTCATCTAAGTAATATTTTATTGCATCATCAAGAATATTACAGGATCCCATAGATTCCATAAAGGTATGATCATCAGTTCCCATATCTGCTAATAGATCGACGTAGCGTTCTGCCGCAGTTTCAATGTGTTTTTTATCTAAATATTCTTTAAATAGTGTCCAAGTTTCTTGTATTTGATCTTCATTCATGTGTAGATAATTCCTCAATTTGATTGTCAGACAATGATTCTTCTATATCATCTTCTTCGGTATTTACCACAGGTGCTGTTTTTTCTGTATATTCCGACATAATCAAATCGAGTTTTTCGCCTACCCATGCTTTACGGTAGTCAAGATGTTCTTCTCCATTTAGATCAATGTATTTGAGTCTATTACCTTGTTTTTCTAACAAGCCTTTTTTCTCAAATAATTCAACAAGACCACTGTAAGGATTCATACCTGTTTCGTATGGAATCTTAACTTGTACGCCTTCAAAAGGTTTTGCGTAACGTGTCTTCATTACTTTACAACCTGCTCTAATACCACGTACTTCGCTGATCTTATTACCTGCTTCATCTTCTTTTAATTTAAGTTTTTTCATTGCAACAACAATACTTGATGCATAGATAAAGCCTTGTCCACCACTAATTTTATCATCTGGATCAAACATGTCCTGCGATGCATAAGTGTGGTTAGTACATACTAGTCCTACATTGTGCGAACCAATCATGTTAACTGTGTTACGAACAAGTGCGGTCAACTGCTTAGGCTTACGACCCATATCACCTTTCATATCACCTTTGTTAAACTGATCAATATCAGTAGGTGTTAGCAACATTCCTAATGAGTCAACTACAAACAATACTTTAGGACGGTCTTCTTCCGCCATTGCTCTATAGTCATCCATAAATGTTGAAATAGTTTTTGCTACATCGTCGATCATTGACATATTAAGTTTTAGAAGTTTTTCTTCACTTGTGTCAACGTCTAATGCACGTAGCCATGTTTCGTCAAGTGCATTCTCTGAGTCAATTAATACTACAAAGATACCTTGATCTTGTGCGTGTTTTACAATGTTACCTGCACAGAAATAACTTTTACCTGCGCCTGATTCTCCTGCAAACACTGTTACCTTACCAAGCGGAACACCTTTATGAAAGTCTCCACTTACTAGATAGTTTAGTGCATATGAGCCTGTTGAGATCCAATCTGTAGGATCATTAAAGCCAGTACTCATGCCTGAGATACTTTTAGTTAAGTCTTTACGGAACTTACTAACGTCAAATGATTTAGCCATAGTTTCTCCTTGTTTAGCCAAAGTGTAGGGGATTGCTCCCCTACATTATTTTGATTATTGATTTTGTCTCGAACGAATCATTGCTAAAATGTCGCTTGCATTACCTTCAGCAGGTGCAGTTGCAGTTGCCGCCGGTGCTGTCTCTGCTACTGGAGCAGGAGCCGCTTCTGGCGTTGGTGCAGTTGCCGCTGGAGCACTTTGACTCACAGCCGTTGCGTTAGGACTAGGTGCTACGTTCGGATCACCAGTACGTGCTTGCATGCCTGATGGTCTAAAGTATGAACTCCAACGATCTGCATCATATGGTTGTCCATCAACAGATGCTTCAAACATCTCTTGCATTACTTTAACACCAGTTTCGTCTGGTTTCTTAGGAAGGAAGTCACTAAGATTAAATAAACCGTTTGTATTTACAGCACTCATTTCTGCATCACCAAGTGGTCTCTCTCTACGAGCCCAGTTTGATGTTGAGTAATCGGCATACCCACCTTTTGATGTTTTATTAAGACGGAAGTCTACACCAGCAGTATAATCTGTTGGTAATTCTTCCATATCCGGATCCATAAGCGCCTGCTTAATAATCTGGAAAATTTGTGGACCAATAATAAAACGTCTAATTGGATTTTCTGGAGTAGAATCTTCTCCGATTGGATTCTCAGTTACAAAGCCTTGGAATACATATGAACGTTTCTTCCAATACTTACGACCCATGTCTTCAAGACTAGGATCTTTAAACCAACCACGTACTTCGTTAAGGATATTACACGAGTCACCATACATTTCCATACATGGTACTTGTACTTGTACAGGCTTACTGCCTGGCTCACCTTTAATACTTGGAAAAGGTAATTTGATCATAAGTCTTTCTGTCCAGAAAAACGTATTATCTGCGTTACCATCAGGAAGGAAACGTAGAGTTGCGCTCTCGCCTTCTTTCATATTCCAAAATGGGTAAATTGCGTTGTCGCCGCCGCCGCTTTGCGAACCACCTGTGCGTGATTCTTGCTCTTTCAGTTTTGCTCTGATCTCTGCTAATGATGCCATAATATATGCCTCCTATGTTTTGCCTTATAGCCTTTGTGCCTTAGTTTGTTAGTAGCACAGTTCTTATTATATACTAAACTGCTAACAATGTCAAGTCTTTTTTGAAGAAAAACTTAAAAAACTTATAACAGGACTATTATAGCCCTGCTAATTTGTAAAGATCGTTTTGACTAACGTCTAATTTTGTGTTCGAAGCAGGTCTTTCGCTCTCGCCTATGCCTGCCGCTCTTTTCATTGCTTCAATATCTGCTGTTACAGCCAGTGTAATCTTCTCTGGCTCATGCTCTGCTTCCATCTCTTGTACTGCTGGGCCTTGCATTACTGATTCATACTTACTAAGTATTTTTTCAATAAATTGCTTTGCTGGCTCAATATACTGCTCACCATAGTCTTTTTCAACCATAGTTAATACTGCTGTTTCGCCTTTTGGAAATGTGCCTTCTTCTCTATCAAACAAAGATAAAATCTTTTCTGGCAACGGTATGTTTTGATCTTTTTCTAGTGTGATATCTTCTTCGTCATCATCTGGATGATCTATTTTATCACCTTTTTTCTTGCCGTCCATTTTTGCTTTGCGTACTGCGTGTGCATATGCATTGCCTTCATCTGCTTCTTCGTCATCGTCACCGTTTTCTTTGTCATCAACTGCTTTCTTCATTGGCTCTTCTTCGTCGCCATCGCCGTCAATGTCTAAGAAGTCTGGTTTCGGTGCTTCGCTAAACTGTCCCATCATTTCTTCAAAGCCTGCATCAATGTCTGCTTCTGTTGGAATAGTTGATTCATCTGCAATTAAATCATGTTGGTGTTTTGAAAGTTCTTCCATAGAATCGAACTCGCCTGTTTTTTCACCGTTTCTATATGATATAAACTTATCGCCTTTTTTCTCTGCCGCAAGTCCATACTTATTCATTCCCATAGAGTCTGCTTCTTTATATCCTGCCGCTTTTCCTTGATCGTCTAGTTCTGCTTTTCTACGCATAAGTTCTTTCTTTAATTTTTCATCTTTGTGTGTGTTAGGATCCATTTGAATATCTTGCAATGCTTTTTTCTTTGCTTGATAGTCTTCTTTGTCTTTAAGTTCTTCACCTAATAAATCATCTGGGCCTAATTCTTTAATTGCATTTGCTTCACTTACTAATTTATAAATGTATGGAAAAACACCTTTTAGTTCTTCATTGAACTGTTTAATTGTAAGTTGTGTAGTCCAATCAGTTGCTACATCTTCTGGCACTTCTTCAAGAACAACACTTTGGAAATTTGAAGTTGCTTCTGTATAGTGTGCTTTGTTTTGTAATTTTGCTACTGTATTCTTAACTGTTTCAATACGCTCGTTAACAACATCCATATATCCTGCAAGACCTTCAGCCATGACACTGCTTCTTGACATATATGTTTTGAACTTACGTAGTTTATTCATTTCTTCTGATAGTCCGACAATGTGCTTACCAAAGTCGTCGTACATGTTTCCGCCTTCTGCTACGTGACGGGCCATTGCTCTTGCACCGTTCAAATGTTTAAATGGATATTTAAAACGTTCGCCGTTTGCACTTTCAATGTAAATGCTTCCAATCTTTTGTGATCTTCCGCCTGCTAATTCTTGGTTAATGCTTTCGCTGTGCTTAACACAAATTCTTGCATCTGCTATATTCTGGTAACTAGTTTTGCTAGTTCCGTACATCGTTGATTCTGTCATGGTGTTATCTCCGTTCTTATTAGATAAGAATTTGTAATCTCTCTTTTCTAAGTTTGACTTTTGTATGTCTCTTACTTCAAAGTTTAACATTCTTTTCTTGGCAAATACTCTCATTTCTTTTAAAAAATCATACCATTTTGTTTTCATTGATGCATCGTTTGAATCAAATAGATTCTCGCTATACATAACAACTACAGCCTCTTCGTCTAAACTAACACTTACTTTACCACCTTGATTTCCATATACAAAGTCATAAAAGCGTGATTCGCTAGGTGTATTAGTAACAACACCCTCAGCATTACCTATAGTAATGTTTTTAAACCTACCTCTAAGTTTAGAAAACAGTTCTTCGCCAATTTTATTTAAGTCTTTCATGTTAATATTTATCAATAATTGTTACTAACGAAGATTGGCATTGGTTCTACATAATCTCCGTGCTGGTCAGATTGATTGAAGGTATCATAGATTCTTGGATCCCAATCTTTCAATACATCCATCATTCTAAGTGCTAGTAGTGTTGCACTGATTAAATCGTCTGTTTGCCCTAGTTTTGCATTGTAACTAGACCCGGTTGCTACATAATTTTTCAATTCACTAATGATAGGTTTGCTATGTAGAACCATTTTATCGTTTTCAATCATAGTTTTTAGTCGGCTACAGGCTGTAACTTTACTACCATGGGTAGTATTGAATCCTTTACGAAACTTACGTACATGTCCTTTTCTAATAGGTTCACTTACAAATAAGCCTGGAATATTCTCTTCTCCAAAATCATTAATTACAATCAGAGCCGCTTCTCCTAATCCATTGTTTTCAACACTCCAATATATTCCGTTAGCATCACCAGTTTCTTGTTCAATGTGTTTGCATATATCTGTCATTATTCTTATTTGTGCTGGAATTGCTGTAGTATTGTGTTGCCATTCTGCTACCTGTTCATAACTAGGTAATTCAAATACTTGTATAGCCGCATTGTCTCCACCTGTACCCATACTTGGATCAAGTGCTACTGCATATGTATATTCACTACTTGGCTTTTTATACCAACGTGTTTGCCCCATATTAATAATAGGATTGTCACCTTCCATTGCCGCAAGTTTTATTGAATTAATTAATGTTTCGTCGTATACTAAAAATTCACAATCATATTCACGTTTAAATCTTTCTTCACCTATGCGTCCTAATTCTTCTTTTTTCCAAACGTCATCCCTGTCAGGATGTTCTTGCCAGTAACTGCGAAAACTATGAAATCCGTTTTTGCCCAATTCATTTTCATTGCCGTGTTCATCAAACTTATCTTCTGCTTGTTTCCATATAGTAGCAAAAGTATCTTCATCTGAGTTTGGTGTTGATGTTAGAATAGCACGACCACCTGTTGCTAGTGTAGGTGATATTGATGTCCAAAAGTCTGTAGCAACATTAGGCATAACAAATGCAAACTCGTCACAGTATAGTAATGATATGGACATACCACGTCCTGTGTTACCTGTTGTGGTAGCACTTACAATACGTGAACCGTTTTCAAATTCAATTGAACCTTTGTTGTAGTTTGTAACACCTGCCCTAATATGATCTGCACACATTTCATATCCGTATCTAATACGTTGCATAATTTCTTGTGCGCCTGTATACTTGTGTGCGGCAATTAGTATTGTTTGGTCAGGTATAAACATTGCATACCATAACAAGTAAATTGCGGCACAGGTGGTTTTGCCTGTTTGTCTAGGCAACATATTAATATTAAATCTATAATCGTGATAACTTGCAAGTAATCTTGTTTGATATTCGTAAGGATCAAATAATAGTTTGCCTTTAACAGGATGCTGTATATACGCAAAGTTACGAGCAAAGTAATCGTACCCAAGTTTAGGATCGCTACATTTAAGTAACTCCTCTACTTGATCATTAGTAAATGTTTCTCTTTTATTGGCCTTTTTAATTAATACGCCGTCAAGTGATTTGCTCATAGTAATATTTACCGAAAAAAATAGGACCCGAAGGTCCTATTGAATAGTTGGGGGGTGTTAACCGCAGTGTGCCGCGAATAGTTTTTCGAATTTGCCTTTATCGCAACCATAGCCGTCTTGTACTTTTTTAAACATTTCTGTTTTAGTACAACCGCTTGCGTTAAGTTTTTTCATTTCACCTACACAGCCCATCTCGTCAAATTTGTCTTTAGGTGCTTCACTGATAGATTCACCCATACAATGTGCCGCATAAAGTTCTTCAATTTCTTCTTTATTACAACCCATTTCTGTATACTTTTTAACAATGTCTGATTTACTCATTCCATCGTTAGCACATTTTTTCATTTCTTTACCGCTAGGTAATTTAACTTCTTTACCTTCTGCTACTTCTTCTGCTTCGTCTGTTTCAGCCATCTTAGTCATTAGTGCATCACGTAGTGCTGATTGCAATTCTTCTATAGCCATGTTTTCGTCTGTTGGACATTCAACTGCCATAGCATTATCGCCATCTTGTGCTTTTACATATGCTTTCTTCTCACGGTTCAATCCACCTGATAAATCTTTAGTCATATATTGATGGTCTTTGTAATCTTCTTCTGGTGAGTTGTCATAACCTGCTTCTTCAACATCGTCTTCCATGTCCATGCCCATAATAGCATCTTTGTCTTTATCATCACCTTTGCCCATGCTTGGCATGTCCGGTGGTCCGTCCATTCCATCCATATCCATTGGTGGTGCTAACTTAACAAGGTCACGCATTTTA